GTTGGGCTTATGCAGCAGGTATTGCCACATCAAGGCGCTTGGGTGATTTACGCAATGAAGTCACAATTACTTATAAAAATGGTCAACAGGAAACTGCATCCGATGCGGCATCAATTGCGACTTATGGCTACCAAGCACAAAACATTCAAACAAGCATTGAACTTAAAGCCGATGCAGAAGATCAAGCAGCCTTTTATTTAGCGATTCGCGCCTTTCCTCAAGATCAGTTTAAGGCGATTACCTTTCCATTGACTAACCCTAATATCCCAGATGCATCACGCGATCAGGCTTTAAATATATTCATGGGCTTACCTTTGGACATCGAGGACTTGCCACTAAACATTGCCGATGGTCGATATCAGGGCTTTGTTGAGGGCTGGACTTGGACTAGCCGATTTAACGCTTTGGATTTGACCGTTATTGTCTCGCCAGTTGCTTTCAGCTTGCAGGCTTTTAGGTGGAACAATGTACCAGTAGGCGAAAAATGGAACACAATAAGTCCTACTTTGGACTGGAATAACGCTACAATAGTAGCCTAATCAAGGAGAATAATGGCAACGACAACCAATTATGGGTGGACAACACCTAACGACACAGATCTGGTTAAAGATGGCGCAGCGGCTATGCGCACCCTTGGTTCATCTATTGATACAACCACCAAGGCGCTAAATCCATCGACAACTCTTGGAGATATTGAATACCGTTCTGCAACGGCTAACACAAATACCCGTCTCCCAATTGGTACAGATGGTCAAGCCTTAATCGTCTCGGGTGGTGTACCAGCGTGGGGCAGTCCAGCATCGGCACCAAGTTTTAGTTTATTAAACGCAGGTGGTACTTCTCTTTCAGGTACAACAACAACAATTTCTGGTATTTCCGGAATGAGTACTTTATGGATTAACATTACGGAATTGTCCACAACTGCAGCAAGTGCTGCTCCTTACATTAGATTTAATACTGATTCAGGTAATAACTATAATGATTCAGGTTCTTGGAATAATGCTGGAGCAAGTTATTCGACTGGCGTTATTGACCAAATCACAACTGGAACAGGTGGCGGAACTTTTACCTATTTTGGACAAATGAGTAGTAGTGCTTCAAGCATTATTTCAGGTGGTTTAATGGTTTATGGTTGCAATAGTTCAGGAACAAAGGTCGGAATGTTAGTGAGTTCTGCAAGCGCAAGTGGTGGAAATGGACACAAAGGAGTAAACAAAGTGTTTAACTATGTTGGAACTTCTGCAATTACAAGTGTTTCAATTTTATCAGGTGGAGCACAAACTTTTGATAGTGGAACAATCTATGTCTATGGAAGCGCGTGAGGATAAAATGAAAATTATTGAAAAAGAGTTTAACATTCAAACTGGCGAAGAAACTATAACTGAACGCGACGAAACTGCTGCTGAAACAAAAGCAAGAAAAGCGCAAGAAGCAAAATTAGCAAAACTTCAAGCCGAAGCTGAAGCAAATGCAACTGCTCGCCAAGCAATTTTTGACCGCTTGGGCTTAACTGCTGAAGAAGCCGCAATCCTACTTGGATGAAAGCTCGACTCAGTAAATCTGTAATCCAGTTTAGAGAGCAGGCAGATGATGCTTATCCTGACAGAGACCGCCGTAGTGACGGTACCTGGGCAGATGCCAGGCACGCAGTCAGAAAAAGCGATCACAACGCTTGCCCTCGTACAGGGTATGTCCGTGCTTTCGATCTCGATGCTTCTCTCGATGGGAAAGATGCCACAGCTCATTACCTTGCCGATCAGATACGAGTTAACGCCAAGTCAAGCAAGCGCATTGCATATGTCATATTTAATAAAAAAATTGCAAGCAAAAGAACACTTTGGCGCTGGGTCAAATACAGGGGTACAAACCCGCACACATCGCACATTCACATCAGCTTCACAAAAGCTGGCGATGAAGATCGTTCGTTTTTTCAAATCCCACTTCTAGGAGGCAAAGCATGAAACTAAAGAACCCACTATTCCTTGCAGCAGGAGCATTTCTAGCTGCATGGTCTGCCACTAACTTTGATATCGATTACCGTGCCATTTTGTGGTCACTACTGTCAGGCATATTTGGATATGCAACACCTAAAAGATAATGACTGTGGAGGACATGGCGGTTCTTGCTGTTGCTGCTACGACCGTTATTGGTTCATTTATTGGCTCGGTGCGGTGGTTAGTAAAGCATTACCTTCAAGAACTAAAGCCAAATAGTGGCTCATCAATGCGCGATCAAATAAACCTATTAGAGGCGCGTGTCGAAACCATACTCCGTATCTTAGAGAAGTGACAATTAAGACATGGCAAGAAAAAAGGTTATTGACCTAGAGACTTACAACGCTCTTGACACTTGGGCTATTAGCCTGCAAGAGATGTATCGAGCATTGCGTAGAGCAGGCTTTGAAGTTGATCTAGCGTTAGCCGTCATTGTCGAGCCATCAGCATATCCAGCTTGGATATTGCCAGACCCTATCGATCCAGAGCGCTTTGGCGACTACGATGACGAGGACGAGGACTAAACCTAATGAAGAAAATTGTAATCCTAAGTGATTTACAAGTTCCCTTCGAAGATGTACACCTAACACGCAACATAGCAAAATTCTTACAGACATTTAAGCCAGATCAGACAGTCACTATTGGCGATGAGATCGATTTCCAGACTATAAGCAAATGGTCAGATGGAACCCCGGGCGCTTATGAGCAGACTCTTGGCGATGACAGAGACAGATGCGTAGAGCTTCTCTGGGAGTTAGGCGTTACTGACTGCATTAGATCAAATCACACAGATCGTTTATACAACATCATCATGAAGAAAATCCCATCATTTTTATCTTTGCCAGAGCTACGCTTTGAGAAGTTTATGAAGTTTGATGAACTTGGGATTACATTCCACAAAAGACCAATGCAACTTGCGCCTAACTGGGTTGCAGTTCATGGCGATCACACACCTATCAAGTCTCAGGGCGGTTTGAGCGCAATGGAAGCTGCTCGCAGGACGGGTTCCAACATAATTTCGGGGCATACCCATCGCGCTGGCAGGACATCCTTCTCAGAAGCCATAGGAGGGCGAATGGGGCGTGTTCTACATGGGGTTGAGGTAGGCAACCTAATGGACTTCAAACAGGCTGCATACACCCGTGGAACGGCTAATTGGCAACAGGCTTTCGCCATTATGTACATTCATGGCAAAAATGTCCAAGTTGATCTGATTTACATAGAGAAGAACGGCACATTTATAGTCAATGGCAAGGTTTATGGACGACCTCGTTAGAGACTTAGTACCTCTTAGGCGCTCAATAGATAACGCAGTCGATGATGCAGAATCGTTACCGTTTCGTTATCAAAAGAAAGCCAAATAGTCTCCGATCTGTGGTTCACTAATCCTGTAGCCAGCCAAATGTGCTGACACAAGGGAGCAAGATGAAAACAACGATAGGAACAAAAAAAGCCGCATTGGAATATGCACAAAGAGGTTGGGCAGTTATGCCACTCAAAGCTAAGAAAAAAGATCCCCATTTTGACTTGATTAAAAATGCCTATTTAGGGGCAACTACAGATGAAGCTTTAATCGAGTTTTGGTTTGATGTTGATCCAACAGCCAACATTGGCATTGCTTGCGTAACATCGGGATTAGTTGTCTTTGATGTTGATTTTAGAAATGGTGGAGAAATACTAGAAGAATTTGGTGAGACTTACACAGTTCAAACTGGCGATGGGTTTCATTACTACTACCAAGCCAGCCCATGTTTGTCTTTTAGGGGATCAATAGGCGATGGCATAGACATTAAACACAAAGGATATGTAGCTGCTGCGCCATCAATACATCCGAACGGCAAGATTTACACAGTAATAAACGATATTGAACCAGCAATGATTTCAAGCGATCTATTAGAAATGGGAGCAAAATGACTGACAATCAGATTATAGGTGCAGCACTATTGCTGTTTCCTTTATTAGTTGGATTGATTTATGCACATGTAGCAGAAGGTAATTACAACAAAGGATTTCGTGAGGGATATCATCGAGGCAGGGCAGTCAATCGCCAAGAATTTTGGCAAGAATGAAAGCCCGTGAAGTCCTACAAAGTGCAACAGCAGTCATGCAAGATCGTGGTGCAATCTACGGTCATCCAAAAATCAACCAAGATCGGATCGCTAGGAGATTATCCAATTTACTTGATTTCCCAATCGAGGACTACCAAGCTTGCCTTGCAATGGTCGAGGTCAAGCTCTCAAGAATCCAAGAGAGCCCGGGGCATCTTGATTCCTACATAGATGCTTGTGCCTATTTGGCGTTAGCTTGTGAACTAAAAACAGAAGAGGATGAACTATATGTTTAATTTAGCCGATTATGAACCAGTAGAGGTGAGACTTGAGAAATTTATTAAGGACTATCCAGATTTTCGTATTTCAACTGAATTGGAAGTTATCGAGAGTAATCGATATGTTGTTAAGGCGTATCTATTCAAAACTGCTACAGATAGTGTTGCGTGGGCAACTGGGTTGGCTGAAGAAACAGTTACTAGTCGAGGTGTTAATCAAACTTCAGCATTGGAGAATTGTGAAACTTCGGCAATCGGCAGAGCGCTTGCAAATGCAGGTTATGCACCTAAAGGAAAGCGCCCAAGCCGCGAAGAAATGACAAAGGTAGTCAAAGCTCCGGCTCCTAAAGTTGACAAGGATTATTGGACTACGCCATTTGGAGAACAGGATGAATCGCTAAAAAAAGTTGATGCTCCAGTAACTATTGATGCAGCTCTTAACACAGTTTCAGAGATATTAGGAACTGCAAAGGTAGTACCAAGCTGCAAGCATGGAGACATGGAGTTTAAGGATGGCAACAAGAATGGTCGAGCATGGGGTGGATACTTTTGCCGACATATTGGAGTACAGGGATCAGAGCCTAAATGTCCAACTCTTTGGTATCAACTTTCCAGTCAAGGAACATGGGAACCACAGAAAGCGAGAGTATAATGGGTTACATCGAAATTCATAATGCAGATGGATTAGGTGGATGGGTCAACTTTGACGATATTCCATTTATCGAGATTATCAACTGCCAGTTATGTAATGAGCCAACAGAAGCTAGAGACATCGTTGCAAACATCGTCATTAGAGATGCTCAGCCATCTGTCGGTGCGTGGCAGTGCCGTAAATGTCATGCGGTAAATGGCTAACTCAAGAAGAGCTAGAGGTTTCCGCACAGAACGCGTTGTTGCACAGTACCTATCGACTGTGTGGCCCGGGGCATGTGTGGGAAGGGGTAGTGGCAAAGATATTGTTAATGTGCCATTTGACTGTGAAGTCAAAGCAAGGGTTGGCTTTCAACCATTGGCATATCTAAAACAATTAAAGGCTCGGACATCTATTTCTGGGGAGATGGGTTTCGGAGTACTTAGGCTAAACGGACAAGGTGAGGATCCGCGTGACTATGCCGCGATCATTCGTTTAGAGGATCTATTGCCACT